GCGCTTTGTAAATGAGATTAAGCAGTCTCTAAGTCGTGGGCGAACAGACGCTTAGGAAATTTTTACCAAAAGCAGTAAGTTTAATAACGCCTTTTTGTATCTCAATTTTGGACTCTAATTCTTTGTTTATCAGCTCTATTTGTTCAGTTCGTTCATCTTTGTTTAGAACCTTGCCATCGAGTTCAACTGGTCTAGTGAGATCTTGAAGCTTGGATATATCCAGTCTTCGAAGTTTAAGCTCTTTGCCCAGTGCTGAAACTTTTTCTTGATATAAGGCTGAGTGATAAAAGGGATCATAGACTGGTTCATGTGTCAAGTGTTCGGTATATGTCACATCTATTAGCTTAAGGCGTGCAAGGTTATCAATAGATGGTGTAATCAAGTTGGGATCTAGTACTTGGCGATTGCCTAAAAATACATGTTGGTGAAGCATATGAAAGCCATAACTTGCTTCTTTGACAATATTCACAATTGGTGCATCACCGCTTTGACTTAGATATTCTAGATTTTTGGCATCCAATGGGCTAAGTGATTTGATAATCTCTACAAACGCATGATGCACCTGACCATCTTTTCTCTCATCCATGGCTGACACAATCAAATTGGCAAACATTTCACGGAGGCTATCTTCGTTCATATGAAATCGGCTGGCTTCCAACGCTGGGCCGATAATTGCCACATTGGGGTCTTTGAGTGCATTTGCTGGTATTTTTTCAATACCGGTCTGAATGTTGTTCTGCATGGCTTGTATATTCATTGCTTGTTGAGCCTTAATGCTTTCAACTTTATAATGCCACTTGTGACCATATACCACAAACCAAATATCTTGCAAGGTTTGCAAAGGTCCATTTAGCAAACCAACTGATGCAGCGCCACTCACAGCACCTGTGATAGCTGGTATTAAATGAAAGGTTTCTGCTGTCACGGCTATTACTCCTAAATTTTCTTCAATATGCGTTTGGTGATCTTAAATTCATTACCACCGCTCAAGACGGCTGACACTCCACACCCAGCCAATCACTTCAAACTCACCATCGCTGATCTGCTGCTTGGTGGCGACCTGCTCAGGAAATTCAGCGGCATTATCACTGACGATACGCACGCCACCATCAGGCAGTCGATACAGACGCTTACATAAGCACAGCTCCCCAAAGCGAATTGCAAAAATGCGACCATCCTTGACTTCTTTTCGTCTTTTATCGATATAGATGGTGTCGCCATCTTGCACATAGGGCGTCATGCTGTCATCGCACGCAGTGACTGCAAAGGCATTGATGGGCATCACACCCAGATTGCTCAAGGTGCGTCTGCCCATGCGCAGCTTACGACCCTCAAGCGGTGCATCACCATTGACTGCACCATGCCCACAAGCAAAGGCAATGTCTTTATAAAAAGGGATCTCAGCTTCATCGTCATCCAATGGGGCGCCATTGTCCCATTCGGTGATAGGGGCGAGTTTATCATTATTTTTTGTCATCTCACCTTCGCCGTAATCAAGCCAAGTTATAGGTACACCAAGACATTGCGTAAGCAGTTTCATTTTGTCGTTTCTTGGCTTGGCTTGACCTTTGGAATAACGGCGTATCATTTTAGGAAATTGATCAGCCTTGGCTCGCTCACTTGGCATCACGCCTTGGGCATTGAGTAAATGGGATAAAAACAATCCGCCAAGGGGTAGATGCTTAGCTATTGAGCAAGCGACAGGCGGTAAGGTAAAAGCGGAAGACTTGCGTCCTGATATTAATTGGGAATATGTCAGAGAACAACAAAAAAAACCCCTAGTTATCGCTAGGGGCGGTATCCATTTTCGGATTAACTTAAGGAAAGTTAAATGAACGAATTTATTATACCAAACTCTAATTCTGTGAGCAATGATTTTAATTATTCAAGAACAGATTTAGACGCCCAAGAGCAACAAATCGCTGAATTTATCAAAAAAGGTGGCAAAGTCATCAATCTTGACAATTCCGAACAGCCAAAGAAAAAATCAGCAAAAAAGCGTGATTTTAACAACCAAAGGATAAATAGCAAAATGTACCTTGTTTTGTGCTATCTAAAAAGGTCAGGTAAGCGTATGACTGGCTTACAAATTCAAGAAAAATTCGGCATATCGGCAACAACTTTAGGTAGTCAAACAAGGCTACTGAACGCACAAGCAAGCAAACAGTACAATCAAAACAGCAACCCAAGCAGAAAATGAAACATCAGCACAGCCAAGCCAAGCATCTTTATGTGTTGCCAATATTAACGAAGGCTTTTTATCACTATTAAACTGGTGCAATAGATACACAGGGGCAAAGCATCCACCGAAATTTGTTATTAGACAGCAATTTAGCCAACATGCGGTTGATATTGGCTTATTAACACAGCTATCAGGTTTAATTGACGCAGGCAAGCTGCCTAAATCTGTACTGTATGATAAAGCCCGTGAGTTTAATTTAATCAGTGGCGAGCTTAGCAATGATGAAATAGATGGCTTAATTGAACAACCGAGCATGACTTATGAAGCATTTAATCAATTTAGAAAGGCTCAAGGTTCATCTGGCAAATAAGTTTAAAGCCACGCTTGATGAAATTGATGAGTTTTTGCAATTGGTGGTATTTCGTCATGAAATTAGTGAGCTTAACTATAAAGAATTTGAGTTATTGATTGGCGAAAGTAAGCAGAAGCTCTTGGGCTTTTTGGCAGGTTACGCCTTGGAGTTAACCCAAGATTGGCAAGAGCTATACGATTACAATTATACGCTTGAAACCAAAATGATTGATGATAAGCCAGATACGCTAAACATGAATGAGCCACAATTTGACGCAGACAGCCCCATCAAGCTATCTGCTCAGGTTGGTGTAACGCTTAATCAGATTTTGGCTAAGTTTGGCGATGAGCAAAGCACAAAGATAAGCAATGCTATCAGCTATGCTTATGCCAATGGCTTAACCAACCAAGAGCTTGTTAGGATTATCAGGGGTACACGCAAAAACCGTTACCAAGATGGCATTTTGGCAATCACAACACGCCATGCCAAGACCATTGCTCACACAGGTACAGCCATTGTTGCAAATCAAGCCAAACAGCAATTTATTCATGATAACAAAGACATCATCAAAGGCATTAAAGTCATTGCAACCTTGGATTTACGCACCAGTAGCATTTGTAGGGGTTTAGATGGGGTGTTTATGCCTTTGGACAAAGCACGATATCCGCCCTATCATTTTAATTGCCGTTCAAGTTTTGAGATTGTCTATGATGGCTATCAAACGCCCAAACAGCGAGCGAGCATGGATGGGGTGGTTAAAAATCAAACTTATTATGAATGGCTAAAAAATCAGCCTGCCCAATATCAAGATGAAGTGCTTGGCAAAACCCGAGCGAAGTTATTTCGTGATGGTGGCATGACAGTAGAGCGGTTTAGGGCGTTACAGCTTGATAAGCATTTCACCCCCTTAACGCTTGAACAAATGAGAGCATTAGAACCCAAAGCCTTTGATAAGGCATTTGCTGCTGTGGTAAAATTAGACAATACCAAAGACAGAGTACTTGCTGTGAAAAGAACCGATTGGGGGGATTTGCCCAATGTGATGATTGCCCACGCCAAAGACACTATCACAACACACAAACATTATCAAAAAGCCAAATCTGGGGAATTAAGCTCAGCATTATTTTTGGTTGATGAATATTTAACAGATGATTTTGTACTAAAATTACACCATACAATTAAAGGTTATGATAATGTACGTATTGTGCCTGTTCATGCCGAAGAACAGCTAGGGCGAAACAAAATCCCCATGGCTTATGCCTTAGCTTTATCAGAAATGCTTGGTGTGGATATGGATTTGGGTATTGTACAAGCTAAGCGTGCTTATCGCACATCATCTGATGGCGTGGGTAGACTCTTAAAACGTGTCAGTTTTGATGGTTTTGTATTAAGTGGCCATCATTATATGATTGTTGATGATGTGATTACCCAAGGTGGCACATTGGCGGATTTGCGTGGCTTTATTGAGAGCAAGGGTGGCAAAGTAATTTTAGCCAGCACCTTGAATGGTAAACCCAATTCTGCTAAACTGCCTATTACCAAAGCCACGCTTGGGCAGCTTCGCAAACAAGCAGGCAAAGAAATTGAACAATGGTGGCAGGAGCAATTTGGCTATGATTTCTCACAATTTACCGAATCAGAAGCAAGATACCTTGCAAAACAAATTCATAGATATGGCATTGACGCCATCAGAGATATACTCTTTGCGTCAAGACCTTAAAGATGCTTATAAGCAAGGCAAAGGCTTTTTTAAGGAGCGTGCTAGGCGGCTGCAGAGCACTTATACAAGCCAAGATAAAATCCTTGCACCAAAGCAAAGTTGATGTTTATCATCAGATGATGAAAATGCCTTTGTAGTTTATTTATTCACACACAGCACCCAGTAGGGTGCTTTTTTATCATCCGCTGTTTGTAACAGCAAAATCAAGGTAGTAACCAATGAGCGAAAAACCAACCACAGTTTTAAGCGATGACACGCAAAACCAAATCACCCAAGAGCAGTACAACAAGCTACAAGCAGAAGTTGAACGATTGCGTAAACACAGCGAGACCCTTTTGGCTGAAAAAAAGCAACAAAGCGAACAGCGAAAGGCTGAGCAGGCTGAAAAAGAGCGACTTGCCGAAGAGACTGCACGCAAAAAGGGGGATTTTGAGACGCTAGAAAAGCAGTATCAAGCCAAAATTCAAGAGTTAAACGAGCAAATCGCTAAGCGTGATAAAGAGCGTGATGAGAATTTGGTCAAATCACACGCCCAAAAGCTATCAAGTCAGTTAAGCGATAACCCTGCCAACCAAGAGATTTTACAAATACTCATTGAAAAGCGTTTGTCTGCCAAAGATGGTCAGCTAAGCGTGTTAGATGACAGTGGTGCTGTATCTATCATGACCCTTGACGATTTGGCAAAACAAATGCAAAACTGTGGTAAATACGACAGCTTAATCATTGGCACAAAATCCTGTGGTACAGGTTCAAACGGTCAATCAGCTAAGCGAGCAGGTGATTACAGTGAACAAGAGCGATTAGCACTTGCCAACTCAAACCCTGCTTTATTTAATCAATTATTTTTGGAGTAATCATGGCAAAATTAAGAGAGATTTTTAATAAAAATGTCACCTTGTCTTATCAGGTTAAAGACAACTTACAGCGGTCAAAGTTTTGGCAATCAGGGGCATTTGTCTCAGATGCACGCTTACGCCCCCTGCTAAACAGCGGTTCATTAACCTTTGATGTGCCTTTTATCCACCCCATTGATGGCAACTTAGAAGCGAACTATTCCAACACCATCATGACAGATATTGCGATGCCACGCTCAATCGAAGGCAGTAAATCAAAAGGGCGTTTGGCACTGTTAAATGAGGGCTTTATTGAAAGCCGTCTTGAAAGCTATTTGCTCGGTCAATCACCGCTAAAACTCATGGCACAGATGATTGATGACTATTGGCTGACACAAGCTGAAAACCGTGCCATTGCTACCTTGTTTGGTCTTTTAAATTATGACCAATCTAATGGTAAGAAGTTATCTACTGACATATCAAAGGCAACTGCTGATGATTCATCAGGCTTTGATGTTCATGCGTTCATTGACGCTGAAGGCACGATGGATGAAATGTATCAGGGCAAAGGCTTAATGGTCGTGCATCCTTTGATTGCAACCAAGATGAGAAAACAGCGACTACTTGAGAGAGTAACCACCGCTGATGATTTAAAGCCCATTGATATGTATAACGGTCGCAGGCTTATCCAGTCAAAGCGTGCCACGGTCATAGGCACAGGCAAAAACGCCAAATATGTCTCTTATTTGTTAGGGGCTGGGGCATTTGCTGCTGATATGGTTGCAGGGCATGATGATTTGGAGCTTGAACGCACAGCGAACACAGGCAACGGCTCAGGTCATACCACGCTATGGACACGCCGTAACATGCTTATCCACCCCCAAGGGTTTAGCTTCATCGGTGAGCCTAGTACGCTAACAGGTGGCACAAAAAATGAAGCCTTATCACCGAGTTGGACAGACTTAACCACAGCGGCAAACTGGCGATTGGACGCTGATGCTGATGCTACCCCCATTCGCTTTTTAATCACCAACCTATAAGGAGAAATTCATGTCATTACCAAAAGATAAGGTTAAGCCTGCTTTTAATTTTACCTATCCATCAGAGCGAGCGTATTTTGATGAAAGCAAAAGCACACTGGCTAACGCACAGGTAACAGACCCTGCCAAAAGTGGGGCAGACTACGGCATCAAAGACCCACAGGTTACCGAAGCACTGACAGGTACAAAGAGCGAGACCGCTAAGGTTGAATAACAGCCAAACAGCACGAACAAAAGCCCCATCTGTTTTAGGTGGGGTTTTTAGGATGAAACAATGATAACACTTGATGATTTAACAGACATTGATAAGGCTGATGAACAAACCGTGGTTATTGTCAATGCGTGGCTAAATAAGCATAAAATTAGGGCATTTGATAAGACCCCTGACCCCATCAGGCAAGCAGGTAGGTACATTGCCAAAGCATGGCTTGATGGGGATTTGTTTGCCACACGCACCGAAGGACAGGTCATCTCAAAGTCATCAAAGGCAGGTGATGTGTCTGTTTCAAAAACCTATGCAGATGGACAGATGGGGCAGGCTATGAGCCAAAACGAGCAAATCGCTTTAGCACTTATTGAGCCGTATTTACAACAGCCTTTGGGAATGTTTGGCTTGCCTTTGGTTAGGGTGTGAAATGGGATTAAATGCTGAAATTAGTACTGAAATTACCCAAGCCTTTGATACTGATTTAAAAGATGCTGTCAAAGACTTCACAGGCAGGCGTGTCATCTTATCTGATGATGATTGGGCGGTTAATGATACCCAAGTACTATCTACCATCAATTACAGCGGTAGGGGCGTTTTTACAGGCTTTTACGCCCATGAGATTGATAACAAGACCATCATGCAAAGCGATGTTAAGCTGATTTGCTTACAAGATGAGCTGACAGAGATACCACAGATTGATGATGAGATTAACGAGATGAAAATCATCAGTATCAGTCATGATCCTGCTGAGGTGAGCTTTACAATTCAGCTAAGGGGCTTTTAATGGGCATTAAATGGAATAAAAAGCTTAGCATTGAACCCATTGCTGATAAGATTGACGCCACTTATCGCAAATTTGCCATTGACTGCTATAACAATGTCATCGCCCTAAGTCCTGTGCGTAAAGGGCGTTACAAAAATGCCCATCATATCAGCATTGGCAGTCCTAGCTATGCCGAGACAGGCGGTGGCATTGAACTTATCTTAGGCATTCCAAAGCACACCTACCCACTCATCTACATTCAAAACAACTTGCCCTATGCGTTGCGACTTGAACACGGCTGGTCACAACAAGCCCCAACAGGGGTTTATGGCAATGCCTTTAACAGTGCATTGGGCAATCTATCATAGGATAAAGTGATGAATGCGTTTAGCCAAAATAAAACTTTACGAGTTTGGAGCTATTCAAGGGTATTGCTGAAATTATACGAGCAACACAGGGGCAATGATGGACACAGCACACATTGAACAAACGCTACTGACGCATATCAAATCATGGGAGCATTTTGATGATGTCCCCTTAGCCAAAGAAAACCGAAACTTTAAACCCCCTGATGGCATTTGGGGCAGGGTTACGATTTTAGGCGGTGTCAATCAAGTACGCAGTATTAGCAATACGCCTAATATCCTGCAACAAGGCACGCTGGTGATACAGCTGTTTTGCCCACAGGATTTAGGCACAGTGGCAATTAAGCAAAAGGCGGATAGCCTAGCTAATCATTTACAAACAAGGCGGTTTGGTAGGCTTGAGACGCTGACGGCAAGTATCATCAATGCAGGATTTCATGATTACTACCAAATTAATGTAAGCGTAGCATGGAGATACTACTAATGCCAAAAAACCGACACCGACGGCTGTTACAGCTGTATGGTGAAATTAATGAACTTGGGGCAATATTAGACGCCCCAAAACCCAAAGATATTCACCCACATGAGTGGATATTAATGAAAGACCAACTTTATTATATGCGTCAGTATTACCGAGTGTTAAAACAACGAACTGATGATACGGAGAATTGATTTATGTCTAGTGGAGCATTTGTTAAAACGGCGTATGCCAAACAAACAGGCGAAACCCTGCCTAAAACTGGCTGGAAAACCCTACCAAATATCAGTAATGGGCTAAGTGTTGCCACAGAGCTTACAAACAGTGAGATGCTGTCAGGTTCACGCATGGCAAAAGCGGGCATGGTAACATCAGCAAGTGTGCAGGGCGATATTGAGACCGAGCTTATGTTTGGGGCGTATGATGAATTAATTGCTGCTGCTTTTTGGAGTGAATGGTCAGCAGGTGCTAGCCCTAATACGCTAAGTGTTGGTGCAACAAAACATCAGTTTGCTATAGCCAAGGATTTTAGCGATATTAATGTTAACCATGTCTTTACAGGGTGCGTTGTATCAAGCTTTGGGCTGAGTGTGGATACATCAAGCCTAATTAAACTAAAATTTGGTATGACAGGTCTAGGCTATCAAGAAAGTAAAACAACTTCATTTGCCAAAACACCGACCGCCCAAGCAGATACCGCTAAGGCAAGCGGTTTGTCTATTGGCGAGATTAAAGTTAATGGCACAAAACTTGATGTGTGTGTTGAAAGCTTTAGTTTTGAGCTTGATAACCAAACAGAAGTACAAAAGTGCTTGGGCGATAATATCTATGGTGGTAATATCTTAGCCATGCTTACCAACATTACAGGCTCTATGACGATTGCTTATAGCCAAAAAGCCCATGAGATGATTAGTAACCAAATGACAGGGACAACGCTAAGCCTTGAGTTGCCGATTAAGTTTGGTAATAGTAAGTATGTGATTAAAATACCCAAATTTCAGGTATCAGGCGAAATCCCAAGCCCATCAGGCACAGATTTGGTTACCGTGGATTTGTCTTACACGGTGGTTGATGAAAGCCCAGTGATTGAGAAACATACCGCCTAATCAGTGATAAAACAAAAGCCTAGCTACTGCAAATAGCTAGGCTTTTTTATTAACCCCTTTTGGCAGATAAAAGGAATTAACTTGTGGAATATATTACCATAATTGTGGATTTTATGAAATATTTAATTGAAAAACACGGCTTATTTGTCATTTGGCTGATGGTGGCAAGTCTGATTACGCTTTATAAGCTGGATATGATTTTAACCGCCGTTCATTTGTTTTTTAATTAAGATGGGCAATATTATCCATACGATTCGATAAACTTTAAGGAAAAAATAACATGGCATTTGATTTAACACTCTTAAAAAAAGACGCTAAGATGAGTGCTAAGCGTGAGATTGAATTTGATGGGCTTGAATTGACGCTTGAAATTCAAGCAAGCGAAGCATTTAAACGAGCCGCCGCTGAGGTACAAAAGATAGCAAACACGCCCAAAAAGGTAACCAAAGACAGCTTAAAGCGTGGCAATCAAGATGAAATTGGCGAATACGAAGCCATGCTATTTATCTTGGGTGAGTACTGTATCAGTCAATGGAATGTTACCGCCGATGGTGAGCCGTTAGCGGTCAATGGCGATAACTTTTTAATTTTGCTTGACCAAGGTTTTGAAAAAGACAAATTAACACAGTTTATTACCTTGCTATTTGAAACTTATGCCAGCCTTAGCCAAGAATTTGAAGACAACAAGGCAAAACTGGTAAAAAAGTCCACGACTGCTACCAATGGGAAAAAATCAGGGTAACACTTACCCCAAACCGTATTGAGAGCTATCAGCGGTTGGGGATTGATTTACCCACGCCTGCTGCCAGTGATGTGTATGTTGACAATGTCTTTATGGTTTTTGCTCTAGCAAACCGAGCAAGGCGATACACCCAAGGCATAGCCCTACCGTTGTCTGTGCGTGATGTTTGTGATGTTTGTGAGCATTATCAAAGCTTATTGCCCAGGGCGTGGCTGTTTGAGCTTATTTTTATGCTTGATGATTTATGGCTTGATGAGTATAACAAAAGCTCTAAGAAAACTTAGGGCTTTATTTCAAAATAATATCTTAACAAACAAGAAAAAATGTTGTAAAGTTATAACTCCGATTAACTAGGGAGTTATTGAATGAAAAAGCTTTTAATTGATGAAATTGATTTGGCAGACCTACCACGAGCGATAGCATACACACATAGCTTATAGCTTAATGATCAAGCCAGATGCAAAGGAACAAGGGGAATTTCAAATCACCTGTCATCAGGCAACTAACCAAGCGATGAACTATTTGCATGGTTTGCACGCAGAAATCAAACGGCTTGGGGGCGTAGCACCCAGCTTGGATATAGATGAAGATGAAATCGCTAGAGCCATCATTACAAGAATGGTTCAAGGTAAGAGATTTATGGTCAATCTTGACTAGCTCATCAGATGATGGGCAGGGCATTGGTATTTGTTATTGATAAGTAAAACAAATTGTTCAAACCATATCATGCTTGCTATAATATAATTTCAGCGATACTTTTAGTATTGTTATCATCAAGGAGATGGGTGTATGCAAGATAATGCTAAAAAATCAGATGCAACTCACCACTCTGCTCAACTTTTGCGTGATATGTTTAGTTGCCTAAACCAAGCAATGAGCAGGGAAACCGAGAAATTTCACCAAGAGCAAAAAAAGGTAAAAGAGGAGATTAACCGTGGCGCAAGAATTACCAACCACAGAATCTCTCTTTGATTTTTTATATCTTGACAGCATTAAAATTCGCTCGTTTTATGCGCAGCTGACAGGGTTTGGCTCGTTGGCTAGCATTAAGGCAAATAACGCACTTAATAGCAGCTTAGCGAGCGAGGGTGCTTTAGGCGTAAATGCTATGGCAAAGATTGACGCTAAGGTGAACTATGCTACAGGTGAAAATCAATCTAGCGAAAAGACTTATGATGCGACACCAACATTACCTAGGGAAATGATTGATAAGCTAGACGAGTTAGGATTTATCAGTCGAGAACTTGGTGAGAATTCAGCAGGTAATTTGGTGTTATTAAACGGTGTGCTAAGCATTACAGATATAGAAACACTGCAAAATCTACTTGAGCCAACAATGCACTTTGCAACCGAAGAAGAATGCAAGCAATTGTATGGTGATAGAAAAAGGCAGGCGGTAAAGAAAAAGCTTGAGGAAAACAAGCCAGTGGTTCAATTAATTAAGGCTATTCCATATGCACTTGAAGCTAGACTAAAAGTCGGTGAAGACATGGTATGGATGACCTTAAATCGTGGAGAAATGGTCGGCAATCCACACGATATCAACCTAAAGCATGGTAAGGTGTTGTTTGGGGAATATTATGTTTTGGGAGTGTTAGACGCCATCCCAAATGATGATATGAATATAGATATGACAACTGGTAGCTTTGGTGATGTAATCTTGGAATTGTCTCAGTCGCTCAAAGAAACAATGGGTAGGAATACAAGCAGTTATGGCATCACCCCGATTGCTATCTTTAGAGTAATCCGCACCAATCAACAAGCTAAATAGCACTATATAACTTAAAAAACCAACCGTCCTTTATGGGCGGTTTTTTATTGGGTGAATTTATGTCAAATACATACCGCTTAGACATACAGGTGAATGCCGACAGTGCTAATACCGCATTGGGAAATCTAAAAGAGCATTTTGATAAGATTGAACAATCAAGCGGTAAGGCAGGCGTTGGTATTAATGGCTTTTCAGACAAGGCAGACAAGGCGTCAAAATCCAGTAAAAAAGCAGGTGATGGGGCTAAAAAGTTTGGTGATGATGCTAAAAAAGCAGGTGATGATGTTGATGGCTTAAAGCGTAAAACAGATGGCTTAAAAACAGCTTTTGGGGCATTAAAGGGGGTAATGTTTACCGCCTTTGCCGTTGCTGGCGTTGGCGGTATCATCGCCACCGCCGACCAAATGCAAAATTTGGCAAGCCAAATCCGCCTAGCTACGAGCAGTACCGAGCAGTTTCATGCCGTACAAACTGAGCTAAGAGCCATCGCCAATGAACAGCGGTCAAGTTTTGATGCGGTTGTGGATTTGTATTCAAACTCACAGCGGTCATTGTCCGCTCTTGGCAAAAGCCAGCAAGATGTCATCAATTTCACTCGTAACATGACTATGGCGATGAATGTTGGTGGCAGGTCAGCACAGGCTCAAGCGGCCGCTTTAACCCAGCTTGGGCAAGCGTTGGCGTCAGGGGTGTTGCGTGGTGATGAGTTTAACTCGGTCGCCGAACAAGCTCCCATTTTGATGGATTTAATCGCCAAAGAGATGGGCGTAACATCAAATGCCGTCAGGGAGCTTGCCAAAGACGGTAAAATCACCGCCGATGTGGTTTATAATGCGGTGGCAAAAGCCACGGACAGTCTGTCCGCCATGTCCGCTAAGATGCCAACCACGGTATCACAAGCCCTACAAGTCATTAAAAACGAGTATAATTATCTTATTGATGACATCATGAACCAAAACAGCATGATGAGCCAAAACATTGCCAATGCCCTCTTATGGGTGGCTGAGCATTTTCGCACGCTGGTCAGTGCGGCAGCGATGGTCGGAGCGGTATGGCTTGGCATCATCGCTAAAAACTCTGCCTTAGTAACATCATTTGCCACACTGACAGGGACGAGCTTAGCAAATACAAAAGCCAGCGTTGCCAACGCATTTAGCGTACAAGGGCAAATCACGGCTTATAATGCGTTGTCCACTCGGCTTATGTTACTACGCTTGACCAAAGCCCATTACATTGACTTAACCAAAACCGCTATCGCAACCACCGCCGTTTATGCTCGTTCATTGGTTGGTTTGGCAACAAGTTTTGACAGAACCACGCTCGCCACCAAAGCGGCAACGCTTGCAAGCATAGGCTGGACGAAAACCAAACGAAGGGCGATAGGCGTGGGCATTCTTGCCACTCGTACCATCACAGGCTTGGGCGGTGCGTTTATGTCGCTTGGGCGGATCATCACCGCTCACCCCATCATCGCCATAGGGGCGGTGCTGGCGTCTGTGGTGGTCAGTACGCATGGGGTGACAGGTGCGATAAACAGTTTATCTGATGCCTTTGGGGTAGTCACACTCATGGCAAAGGATTTCATTGGATTTATTGGCGATGGCTTTTCAATGGCGTGGGATACTGTCTCTGCCTTTGCTGATAATATGCTTGCCAAAGTGGGTGATACCACAAAGGGCAGCACGGGGGCATTTTCTAATTTCTTTGCGACCAGCCATGGCGGCTTTGTGGGCATGCTACAAGTTGCCGCCAAAACCTTTGATTTGATTAACGCCGCCGCCAAAGCTGGAGCAAAAAACGCCCTGCATAATTTTGTACAGCTTGGCAAGACGACCAAAAATATCTTTTATGGTATTGGTAATGCGTTTGTCTCAATCATTGAGATGATGATTAACAATGCCGCAAGAAAGATTGATTTTCTTAGCACCAAAGCGAGCAGTATGGCAAAGGTTTTGGGTATAGAAGCCAGCATTCCGCTGATTGGTACGGTCAGCCTTGGACGGGTGCAATATGACAATGTTGATTTTGGGGCGGTGGCAAGCATTGCAGATAATAATACCAATTCAGCGTACAACTATGTCACACAGCTGGCGGATAAAGCAACCCAAGCCACAAAAGCCAATGCGTCACTGGCAGGCAGTTATAACAGCGTAGGCAGTGCTGCGACAAATGCCGCCAATGCCACAAAAAATGCGTCCGATAAAACCAAAAAAACTGCCGATGACATCACGGATGCCATCAATGAGCTTGATGCTTTGGTAGCAAAACTGCATCATGAATCCCATCAGCTGTTAAATAACAGTCTATCAGAGATGATATTTGAGACGGATAACAAACTGGGCAAGTTTTATGAGGCAACCGAAGCACAAAAACAAAAGCTTAAAGATTTGGCAGGGCAAAAAGATTTATACACCGCCACCAAAAAAGCTAATGATGAATTAAAATCATTGGCACGCACCATCAAACTTGTGGGCAAGCAGACGCCTTTTGATGAGCTGGCACATGATTTGTTTGATGTTCGCCATGAGATGAGTGTGTTAAATGGTGAAACCAAAAACAACTTATTGCTTTGGGCGGCAAATGCCGAAAATGCCAAATTGGCGTTTGAGCTTAATCAAAGAAGCAGCCAAATCAATCATGATGCCATGCTATCAAATCACGCATCATCATATCAGCGTGAACTGCTTAACATTGAGCGGCAAATCAATGAAGAGCTACAAAAATACGCAGGATTAAAGCAAGATGGCACAGAGCATATTTATGAGCAGATTAAGGCAAATCTACAACTACACGCCACCGAACAAAAAAAATTGGCAACACACAAGGCGTATATGCAGCTGGTGTTTGACAGTCGCAGTGAAGAAGAAAAACGCCTTGACATCCTAGATGAGCAATTAACCATCTTAGCCGAGCAACACCGCTTATACGGTACCGATGTGTCCGCCCAAAGCAGACAGCTGATGAGTGAGCTGCTTGATTTGCCCAAGCCTGACAGCTCTGCTTTTGATGAGCTTAACTTTGAACATGAAACCCGCCTAAATCGCTTAGGGCGGTTTATGGATAAACAAAAACAGCTTTATAAAGACAACGAAGACGCACTCACACAGATAGCACAAGAAGGGGTGGCGGCAAGGATTGCCATTGATGAAGCGTACCAAGACGCCAAACGCACGCTGATACTCAGCCAAAGTGAAAATATCTTTGAATCGCTGGCGTCCATCACCAAAGACAGCCTAGGCGAGCAGTCTAAAGCATATCGAGCTATGTTTGCGATTGAGAAAGGTTTTGCTATCGCTCGATCTATCATGGCTATTCAGACAGCGCTTGCTAATGCTTCGGCATCCGGACCATTTCCAGCCAACCTTGGCATGATGGCAACTGTCGCAAGCCAAACAGCAAATATCATCAGTGCAATTAAATCGGTGGTCATGCCCGTCGGTCAAGCCCATGACGGCATTATGAGCGTGCCAAAATCAGGCACTTGGAATCTAGAAAAAGGTGAGCGAGTGCTGCCACGGCATACCGCACAGGCTTTGGATAAGAAGCTAGATGGCATGCAAAATGGGAATGCTGGGCAGGTTATCAATGTCCATGTAACCGTAAACTCTGACGGTAGTAATGTCCAAGCCGATACCCAAATGGGTAAAACCATGGGCGAAGCCATGGCAAAAATCGCTCGGCAAGTCGTGATACAAGAGAGCAAACAAAACGGACATCTTGACAGGCTATACCGCAGATAAGCAAAAACCCAACTGGTGCAAACAGTTGGGTTTTTTATTACCCCTTTAAACGGTACTTAAAAGGATAACTTATGGGTGATTTTATCACATTTTTAACCTATATTGAAAGTGAGAAATTAAATTTGAGAGAAAAGACAATGAAAACTTTTAATTGGGACATATCGGCAGACAGTAGCGAAACAACCGACTTAAATACCACCATAACCGCCTTTGGTGATGGCTACGAGCAGGCGGTAAGTTTTGGCATTAACAACAGCCGTAAATCATGGCAGTGTAGCAAGATTGACACAAAGGCGGTGATTGATGAGATTTACCGCTTTTTAATTGACACAAAAGGCGTTGAACCTTTTAACTTTAAGCCTTTAACCGATGAACCAAGTATCAAAGTCCGCCTAGATGGTGAGGTATCACGCCAAAAGACGGGGGGCGATGTTTGGCAAATTGGGTTTACTTTAAAGCAGGTTTTTTAAACCAAACCGCCCATCTGATGAGCGGTTTTTTAACTCGCCGACATTAATGTCGTCGACATACCCACAGCCCTTGTAAATCAAGGGCTTTTTTAGGAGCAAAAAAATGAGTGAAACAACTCTAACCGAACTATCACGCACCGAGGCACAGGTATTACAGAGCTTTATCGCACAGGTGGACTTTTGGAAAAACCAACATGGCGATAAAGCTGCCACCATTGAAGTCATCTACTACCCTGAGGATGACGGCTTTGAGGTGGCGAACGGTGAGCCTAACAACGGCGTGCTAAAACGCAATCGCACCACGGCGTTTCGTGCTGATCTGTTGGCATGGGCGTCTAACCAGTTACGCCAATTACAAGGCTGGGACAACAGCCAAACGGTCACCGAATTTAGCCTATCTTATAAAAATGACCGTTATGGGGTGCGTGCTGCCCTTGCCAGTGAAGCCACCGACAAGGCAGATGATGGGGATGATGCTAAGAACACAGATTAACAGCTGATGGCTTTATCATCTGTTCATTGACTGTCTGTCAAGGGGGCAATACCGCCTCTTTGGCAGGTTTGGGAGTAAATCACATGAGTTTTAACACAGACATACAACAGACCACTGTACAGGGCTTTATTACCTTGTACGAATTAGACGCACGAAAATTGGTCGGTGAGATTTACCGTTTTCATGGGCATAACGATGGGGTGATTAGATGGCAGGGGCAGGATTTTCATCCCATCGCCATCAAGGCAGACGGCCTTGAAATGCGTTCAGATGGCAGGGCAAGCACGCCTAAGCTTAGCATTGGCGATAAGATTAATGGCATACAAGGGGCGGTATCAGCCCTTTGCCGATTGTATGATGATTTTGCAAGGGCTAAGCTTACTGTAACGCATACCCTGCAGGCGTATCTTGACAGCCATGATGCCCAAAATTACCGCCAGCAAGAATGGTACATAGAACAAAAGGTGAGCGAAAACCCAAGCCTTGGCATTGTAGAATTTGAGCTATCAAACCCTGTGGACTTTGAAGGGCAAAAAATCCCTGTGCGTCAAATCACCACTTACTGTAATGAAGCAGTCTGTGGTCGTTATCGTGGTGAGATTTGTGGTTATACAGGTACAGCACGATTTACCCATGATGGCAAGCCAACCGATGACCCTACTTTGGACAGATGTAGCGGTTTATTAGCCCACTGTAAGTTAAGGGACAATGAAGGCAGTTTTTGTGGGTTTCCTGCCGCTGGTTTGATTTAGTCAAGCGTTCTGGCATACTCAACCAAAGCGATTTTGATTGCCATTGCCTTAGAGCAATCCTTATGAGCCATAATCTGATTTAAGGCATCTAAAACATGAGGCTCAGTATGGCTAATGACAAGTCCGATGCGTGCCAGTGACTTATCAAAATAGTTAGCGGTTGCTTTTTTGCGTGCTTGCGGGCTTGCTTTATCTGCCATAAAAAATCCTTGATTTTTATAAAAATGGTGCTATGATAATGGGTAAGGAGTGGCTAGGCGTTTCCACCTAACCTGCCTTAGTAGCTGCAACTACCTTAGGCTTTATACCGTTAGTAAGCTGGATAGCTTAGCAACAGCAGGGCAATGATGATTGTGAGTCTTAGCATTGCCTTTCCTCCTTATGTTACCGCTAGGCTTGTCCTAGCCCAATCAACACCCCTTGTGTTGATGAAATGTATTGTATTACAATATACAAATAAAGTCAATTAATTTCTGCGTTTTTTCGCAAAATTATTTGGCTTTTTTATTTTATAAGCCTTTGAATTATAAACAAATATTCAGCCGTCCAAGTACAACTTGGGCGGTTTTTTATTGGATAAACCATGCGACTAACCAAAACCATTAAAGAAGCTATCCACGCCCACGCCAAAATCTGCTATCCTGCTGAATGCTGTGGGCTTATCATAGATGGGCAGTATTACCCCTGTGATAATGTTACCCCAAATCCTACCGAGCATTTTGAGATAGACCCCATTGACATGTTTGAGATGGGGGAAAAGGGTCAAATACAAGCGATTGTCCATAGCCACCCTGACGGCAATGCTGAGCCGTCCGAAGTGGATAGGGTGCAGATGGGCATACATGGGATAGATTGGGTGATTTGTGCTTTTGGTTACCACGCTGATGGCAAAGAGTACTTTGATGTCAAATGCCATAAACCCAAAGCGTATCAAGCCCCATTATTAGGGCGTGAGTATCATCATGGCGTACAAGATTGCTATAGTCTAGTACAAGACTATTACAGCCGTGAGCTTGACATCACACTGCCAAGCTTTGCACGATCTGATGACTGGTGGGAAAACCCAAACCATGAACCACTTTATGAAAATAACTTCACCAAAGCAGGCTTTATTAAGGTGCAAGACAAAAACGACTTACAAAAGCACGATGTGATTTTGTGCCGTGTTGGGCGGACGCATCATGTCAATCATGCTTTGATTTATGTGGGCGATGGCAAGTTAAAAAGCGAAACCACGCCTGATTGTGTGGGTAATGCCCTAATTTTGCACCACCCCCATGGCAGTCTTAGCGTGCGTGAGATTTATGGGGACAATTGGCAAAGACGCACGGCGATGGTGGTGCGTCATCAGTCACTAGGCTAAATCACGACTGGCAAGCTGTGCTAGGTAATTACTACGACTCTTATATAGCGATTTGTGTGCTTTAACCTTTTCGTCAATTTTGACAATCAAGCGACTTGGCAAGGTAACATTAATCTTTTCAGATTTGCCCATATAGGCGGATAAATCAATATCAACCACCGCCCAAATCATACCTTGATAATCAGGATTTTCTTGATGATGAGCAATATCGGTCGCTTGAGGGATATCCTCACCATCATCAGCCAACATATCCAAATGCAAAACAATGGCTTCATAGGCATTTTTAACCGCCTCATCTACTGTATCGCCTGCACTAAAACAGCCTACAATATCAGGTACAATCACGCCATAACACTCATTGGTGCTGACGGGCTTTTCAATGGCGATAGGATATAACATATTTATCTCCTTAGATGATAGCCAATACTGGGTTATTTTAACCCAGCTTGTTTTAAGATTTGCTTAACTGTGCCGATTGGTAAGTCTGACTTGGGGTGAGGTATGGTTACCTTGCCCTGTTTGGTTGGGTGTTTGTAGTGATGATGACTGCCACGCACCGCAACTTCATACCAACCGTCATCAGTGATTAGCTTAATCATTTGACGGCTATTCATCTTAAAGTTCCTTATTGATTTAAGATGGGGTTATTATAACCCTAATTACAAGTTAAATCAAGAGTTATTAGGGTTATTTTATAAAAAAATAGGAAAATTATGAAAACCGTCATTTTACACGGCATTTTAGCCAAAAAATTCGGTAAAACTTTTAAGTTATCTGTCAATTCCACTAAAGAAGCCATGCGTGCGTTATGCGTGCAACTTACTGGCTTTGAAGCGTTTATGATGAACGCTCATAAGCAGGGGCTGCGTTTTGCTGTGTTTCACGATAAGCACAATGTGGGCGAAAATGAGCTTGACATGAACCACACCGCCAAGATTATCCGTGTTGTGCCAGTCGTGGAAGGCTCAAAAAAAGAAGGTGTTTTAGAAACTGTCATCGGAGCGGTCTTGGTCGTGGCAGGGGTTGTGGTTACAGGATAG